AAGCTAAAAAAACTACGTGGACTCCACCCAACTCACTTGATGCACCAACTGCGCCAGCTGGGTTCAGACACAGATGGATAAGAACAGAAGTTCTTGGTTTCGACGACACCAAAAATGTTGCCGGTAAATTAAGAGAAGGATGGGAGTTAGTGAGAGCTGACGAATATTATGATGAAGTTGATTCAAGAATAAGACTTGAGTTTCCACATAAATTTGATAAGATAGAAGGTAATACTACAGAAAGAGTAAAACCTACTCAAGCTGTAGCCTCGGCTACACGTTCAGCCAGAACAGGACGCAAAAAGACTGTGAAACTCTCACCATCACAGGTAGCAATAGCTAAAAGACTTGGTGTGCCGCTAGAAGACTATGCGAAACAATTAAATATCACGGAAGGATTATAAGTCTATGGAAAATGAAAAAATAAAAACCTCACGTGCGAGTTCTACTAGAGCTAAAGAAGCTAAAAAAACTACGTGGACTCCACCCAACTCACTTGATGCACCAACTGCGCCAGCTGGGTTCAGACACAGATGGATAAGAACAGAAGTTCTTGGTTTCGATGACACTAAAAATGTTGCCGGTAAATTAAGAGAAGGATGGGAGTTAGTGAGAGCTGACGAATATCCAGGAAGTGATTATCCAGTCATGAGCACAGGAAAATACGCAGGAGTAATTGGAGTGGGTGGCCTTGTGCTAGCAAGGATAGCCGAAGAAATCGCACTTTCTCGTGAATCTTATTTTGCAAAACAAAATAAAGAACGAGATCAAGCAATAGAAAACGATTTACTGAAGGAACAGCACCCAAGTATGCCGATCAATCAAGATAGGCAATCTCGTGTAACTTTTGGTGGTACAAAGAAGTAATTCTAAGTCCAACAAAATTATATAAAATAAACCGTATTGACCCTTGTGGGTCAGTGCATAACAAGGAAAATAAAATATGGCAAACGCAAGTATAGCGGGCTTTGGATGCAGACAGACTATGACAGTTGGAAATACTCCAGCTACAGGTGGTCAATCTGAATTCTTAGTTCAAGGCGGAGCAGCTCCTGGAGCTACTGTCGCTATTTTTAAAGGTGCACCAGTTGCAATGCAAACAGCAGCAGGTGGAGCTGGAGTTCTTGGATTTATTCAAGATCAAACAGCAGCACTTATGACTGACGGTATCGTCGGTGGTAACACATGGGCACACAACACAGCAAACACAAACAAAAGTTTAGGTGTTTTCAACGGCGCAACTTTTGTTGACGCAAGCGGAAAACCTTCATGGACGAATGGTTTAATTGCTGGGCAAACTTCTAGTGTAGATTATAACACAGCTAGTAATAATATTACTGCTTTTGTAAATACTAATCCTGCACAAGAATATACAGTAAGAGCAGACGCAGCATTAACTAATGCAAGCTTCAACACAATCACTAACAATGGTTTCAACTTAAATGATGCTGGAGCCGGTGTAAGTGGTATGTCTGATGCTACATTAGACTTAAGTGGCGTAGCAGTTGCTGGTGTAGCTAACTACATGTGGAAAATTGTAAGATCAGCAAACATTGAAAACCAAAAAGACTTTACAGTCGCTGGTGCAGATGTTGTGATTGCTTACAACCCACAAGCTAACCAATATCAAGCATAACCCAAATAGGAGAATATAAAACATGGCAATATCAAGAGCACAACTAGTTAAAGAACTAGAGCCAGGTCTAAATGCACTATTTGGACTTGAGTACAGAACATATGCAGATGAAACAAAAGAGATTTTCGACACAGAATCTTCAGACAGAGCGTTTGAAGAAGAAGTGATGTTATCTGGTTTCGCAAATGCAGCAGTTAAACCTGAAGGCCAAGGCGTTCAGTTTGACGATGCACAAGAAACATTCACTGCTAGATACACAAACGAAACGATCGCTTTAGCGTTCGCAATCACTGAAGAAGCGATTGAGGATAACTTGTATGACAGACTTGCGTCTAGATATACAAAAGCTTTAGCAAGATCTATGGCGTCTACTAAAAACATCAAAGGTGCAGCAGTATTGAACAATGCGTTCAATGCAGCATCTGCTGGTGGAGACGGTGTATCTTTAATAAATGTAGCACACCCAACGCTTGCAGGAAACTTTTCAAATAGATTAACAGTTAATTCTGATCTAAATGAAACTTCTCTTGAGCAGTCGTTAATCGACATCGCAGCGTTCACAGACGAAAGAGGCTTAAAAGTTGCAGCTAGAGGAATGAAATTAGTAATTCCATCTAACCTACAATTTACAGCTGATAGACTGATGAACACTAAAGGCAGAGTTGGAACAGCTGATAATGATCTTAATGCACTTAACAACATGGGAATGATCCCTGAAGGTTATACTGTGAATCATTATTTAACTGACACAGATGCGTTCTTTATTAAAACGGACGTACCAAATGGTCTTAAACACTTTAGCAGATCACCTATCAAAACTACTATGGAAGGCGACTTCGATACTGGTAACGTTAGATACAAAGCTAGAGAGAGATACGTATTTGGTTTTTCTGACCCAAGAGGAATCTTCGGTTCAGCAGGAGAATAATAAATAATTTAAAGGGCCGCCTAAAAACGGCCCTTTTTAATTAAAACAAGGTGTGTAAATGAAAAAGACTCTCATAAATATCTGGGCTTACGATCATTATGCTAAATTTAATATTGAGCATGATGAAGATACGGCTGAAAGTGTTGAAAAAGCAATACTTGACAAGCTAGGAGAAAAGAGTATAAAATGGGAGTATCTCGGAAACAACTATAATAACGAGATAAATCGAATAACTTATGAGGAGGTTATTGATGATACAAGACCTATACAAACAAAAAAGGTCCTTGGAGTTGAAGTGGCAACAGGAGCATCTAGATAATAATAGATATACTCTTGAGATGGTTAAGATTGATGACAAAGTAAAAAGAGTCATTACTGACATTAAGCTGGAAGAAGCAGCTATTGCTCACAGACAGAATACTGTCGAAGACGCGGCTCCACAAGTTTCTGTAGCTACTTAAGTACAAAGCTACATCGCTGAAATCGCACTTTCTTATAAG